ATTAGCATTATTTATAGCTCTATCAGAAAAATATTTATCCAGTCTATCATTATGCATTTGTGCAAACTTAAGTGCATTTCTTTTTCTGTCTTCTTCTGCTTCTCTTGCTTTTGATTCTGCTTGTTGTCTTGCTGCATCTCCAGCTGCAACAGTAGATGCAACAGATAATACAGAACCAACAGCACCTAGTATTTGTAAAAACTGTATCGCCATTAAAAAGCTACCTCCGCTACTATTGAATTAATTTGTAATGCCAATGGTGCATTCTGTGTAATAGTTATTTGTGGGTCTGTACCAAACCCTAGTAACCTAAATTCTTTTTTACCAGTAACTGCATTTCTTGGCTGGCTCATATCATCAGTTACCTGACGTATAATTAAATTAGTATTATTTACAGTTACGGAAAGAGTATTATTTAAATCAAGGACTACTCTTTGTACTGTTCGAGGTTGTCCAGTCAAAGGTCCATCTGCTATTTGTGCATCTATTGGATTTGTTTTTAAAGTAACGTCAAACTTTAAACCTATTTCTGCTGAAGATATTGCAGAGTCTACTGACGATACATCCACGTTACCACCAGACACAGTAAAACTCCCAAGATAAAAAGTACCATTGACCACATCAACCACAGCTCCATTGGCGAAATCGGAACTAACGCTGAAGACCCCATTAGAACCAGAATAAGTTTTAGCCAAATCAGTATTAAAAGTATTGCTAAACTCACAAAGAAAATATTTGTTAGTGCCGTCACCTTTATCAAATTTAACAACTGCATAAACATGAGTATCAATTACACAACATGAATGGAAACTTCCTTGCGATGTAAACTGTGTCCAGCCAGCTCTTTGCTCCACTCGATTAGAATTAAACACAGCAAGAGTACCATCAGCATCAACTATAAACAAATAATTTTCTGCTCTGCCAATAGCACCAGAAAGCATACTCATTTGTATTGGTGTATTAATAAGATGGCTTGATAATGTAGAGATAGGTTGACCGGTATATCCTTTCACAGCATCAGCAAAGATAAATTCTCGTACCATTGCACCAGATGAATCTACAAATACTGTTGCTCCGTCATATATGTAAGGTCGGAGAAAGGAAGACCCAAATGATGTCTGTCTTTCTATAGATGCATTTGTTGGTGTAGTAACTTGTCCTTGTAATGCTGGTAATATAAACTCATCTGTAGATGTAAAAACATGTAGGTCTTTGTTAGATATAATGTGACGTATAGTATTAACCTCTCCAATACTAGTAGTAATATCTATAGCATCATCATCTTCTGCATCACCCACATCAAAGTTAAAATATGTTGCAGTCTTGCTTCCCCATAATCCATCTGGCTGTCCAAGAGTGCCACCATACCATAATCTATTTTGGTGAAATGCTACTGCTGCTGGAAATCCTCTTAGTGCAGAATAAGATTGCTCAGACCATTCTGTAACTGGTGCATGAGTTTCTAATGTAGGTGTGCCACCACCAGCAGTTGCTGATGTTGCGTTTGCTCCAGCAGTAAATGTAAATGTATTATCATCAATTACTTCTGCTACTGTTCTCGAACCATTTAGATTCGACCTAGCTATACCACCAACAGCAGATGCGTCAGCAACAGTAAAGGCATCACTAGCAGATAAACCATGAGAAACTAATGTTACTCTTACAGTCCCAACACCTTCATTTGTTCTAAAAGAATCTACCTTAAGTCTTCTTTTAAGATTGCCAAATACTGTTCCAGTTGCTTGTGTTGCTGATTGTACAGAAGTTATCTGAAACTCTGCATCATTATATCTAAAATTTATTCCTATGTGTTTTGAGTTAGGGTAATTACCTCCAGACTGTGAACCAGTTGTATCCCAATATGCTGAACTTGTGGTGAAGGTAACACTACTTCCGCTAGTTGCACTTGGGTCTAAAGTTACTCCTGGGGTTTGAAAACTAAAGTAAGGTTGATGAACTATTGTGTTTGCTGAGTTTTGGTCAAACGTATATGTTTCAACAGCAAAAGAAGTAAGCCCTGTTCGTACAAGTTTTCTAACCATAAAAGTTTGGTGAGCAATAAACATTGTATCACCTGACTGTGCATATGTTACTTGATGAATATTATCATGTGTAAATGGTAAAGCTGCACTACTGCTGTCTTGTGTAATCGTTGTGGCTAGAGTTACATTAAAAGATGTATCAACTCTAAATACTCTTATCTTTAGATTTTCTAATGAGATTATATATCGTTCATCGTCAGAGAATATAAATGGTACTATTCTATGTTGCTGTACTTTACTTGTATCTATAGAAGTATCAAACTCATATATATTACTAAGACCAGACCTTTTTATAACACCACCCTCTGCCCTTATAAAAAAGTTTTCTACTTTCTGTGCTGAGTTGGAATATACTTTTGAGTCTGTTCTTGAAATTAGAGAAGGACTTATTTCACCAAACTGAAAGTTTGATAAAGGTACTCTCAACTTTCTCATGGTTATCTCCTGTTCTGAACAAACCTTCCAGTAATAAGTTTTCTTGTTGTCTGTTGTTGCGAGTCTACACTTCTTGCTTTTAACATAGCCCTATCAGCAAGAGTAGCCATTGTTTGAGTAAGAGAACCATCCCTAGCTATAGATGTAGCAAAGACTTGTGCCAATCCATAAGCTACTGCCATTATAAAATAACTTGGAAAAAATTCTTCTGATTGTCTAAACGTATAATCTGCAATAACTTTATCTGTGCTAGTAGTATCTGCATATATCATATCTCCATATATTTGATACTCTATAGGATTATCATTTACTGTTATTGCGTGAATAATAAGTGTGTCATTTGGTTGTTGATAAGCTAAATCATATCGTGCAGTAGGTGCATCTGTTAGTCTATTTAGTTCTTGTTGGTTTGTTGCAAATCTCCATCTTGCGTTGGTAAGAGATGATTGCACAACATCTTCATAAACATTTGCTGCAACTCTTGCTTCTGTTGTTCCATCGTCAAAAGATGTTATAGGTTCTGCTCCAATAAAGATTAAACCTCTATTGCAAATATCTACAGCTGAATCTGATTTGGTGCTAACTACTGCCATAATAGAGTAGGGGGATTTCTCCCCCTATCCTTAATCACTATCAGCACTACTGATTGTAGTACCATCACCTAAGTCAATAGCGGTAGCAGATACTTCTTTTACAACAGTAATTGAAGCATCTTTGTGAGTTGAATTTGAATCAACTAATACCACAATATCTCCAGCATTCATCATGCCAAGAGCAGATTCACCATTCATTTCACCACCAGTAGCATCAGCAGTTGAAAAATAGTTGGCTGCTCTTACAACAGATAAAGCATCATTTGATGCATAGTACCACATATTCACACCACTTCCTCCACCGATGCGAATGAGTTTACTCATATCTAAAGCCATGATTACCCCCTATTAATTGTTATCTAAGACTTCATAGATACCATTGTCATCAATAACAACAGCACCCATTGACATCATAGATGTTGCAAGATGAGATGCTTTCTCAGGGATATAATTTATCTCTGTGGAAACATCAGAGTTCACTCCTAGTCCTATAGAAGTAGTATGATAAGCCATATTCTTACCAGCAGTAATTGCAGAAGTAGAGAATATGTTGAAGCCTAGAAACTGCTTCATTGTCATACCACCAGCAAATGGTAGGTTTTGCTCACCAACAAAGTCAGATGATGCAAACTCATTTATTAAGAATAAGTCTGCAAATCCCTTTGGATGCATAGCAAGATAACGACCACCATCCTCAGGAATGTTTGCAGAACCAAAAGTTTCAAACAATGATAGTAAGTCTGCTTTTTCAACAGCACTACTTGTGTCATGTATTTGAGTTGAGTTAGCTCCAGCATCCATTGCTGTATACAGGATTTCGTCAGTTTTTCGACCAAGGGCAGCTGCAGCACTTGTTGCTACTGCTTGTCTTTCGTCGATGTTTGTTTTGAGTTCATCTAGTTTGTCGATATATTCGGCAGCATAGAAATCACTCATGGTTGCTTCCACAGTTGTATGTGTTAGCTCCATAGGTGTCACCATACCATTTCTCGATTTAGTAGACGCACTACCAGTTCCAATCTTTTGAAAACGTACTACGTTCCCAGCTACATTGCCAACCAGACGAACAGTATTCCTTAGTTTAGAACCCATACGCTGATATGCCATGTGAACATCAGACTCGAACTGTTTAATAAAGGCTGTATCAATTGTATTTGCCATTATTCAGCTCCATTGTTAAGTTTCAATTACGTCGCTGATTGTCCGTTTTGCATCTTAACATGATTGTCCACAAGGGGTCACTCAATGCATAGTGGGTCTTGACTTACTCATTCTTTGCTCAAAATTATCTAAATTGCAATAGTAAAGTTTAATAAAGGGTACATTATCAAAGAAATATATGTCATCTTCTTGATGGAACCCCATAGATTCTAACCATTTTATAGTTTGTATTTGGTCTTTTGGAACAAAGTTTTCTACAAAATCAAAGTCTATTTTAAGAAACGATAGTATTAATTTGCTGTGTTTGAATATAAATAACCAATGTTTATTAATCATTTCTGTCCCAAGAAACCATATTCTACCAATGTGCATAACGTCATCGAGAGGAGTAACACCACACATACCTATAGGATTACCTTTGTGTGTTATAGTAAATCCCTTTGCACCATCTTCTAAAAACGGAACAGCAAGTGCCATCTCTGGAGATGCACCAACTAATGCACACTCTCGAACATCAGAGATTCTTAAATTATTAACAAGGTGGTCTACATCAGAAAGTTTGCATGGTCTAAACTCAAACTGTCCTTTCTGAATGTATGTCATTTGTTATAAAGTTTTTGGAAACCTTCTTCTACTTGACGAACATAGCTTGGGTCACGCTTTGACATGTTCCAGTATCTTTCGTCTTTCATCATCTCTCGCAATCCATCTTCTGATTGCTGACCAGTTGGTGTTGCATCACCTATAGATGTGGTTGTTTTCAAAGCATTCATAACAGTTTCCATTGCCTTTACACCTTCTGCTGTTGCACAAAGATTAGCAATTTCTGCATGTTGCTCTGGTTTAAAAAACTTATTTGACCATAGCTCTACTGCTTGGACTCTTTCAATAGCATTATCCCCTAAGTTTTTCATCTCTGATTCTGGGTCAGACATACCAATATTCATTGCTTTCTTATACATCTCAATGCCTTCAGCAAACTCATCTTGGCTATAACCATTCTCATAAGATTGTTCAGCCCACCACTCTAGTAAATCATTACTCTTAGCAAGCTCATCATCGATACCTTCTGGTAATATGTAATCACCTTTCTTTTCCGGTCTGTCTTTATATGCTTCTGTTTCCAAGTCTTTCATAACTTGTGATTTAATATCATCTTCTTTCTGGCTTAACTTACCTTCAAGTTGTGAATAGGAGCTAGCCATATCCTCTGCTGATTTAAATTTTTCTGGCAACCAAGCTGGTCGTTCACCCATAGAATCTATTGGTTGTTCAGCTGTAGGAGTTGTATCGGTTGTAGGAGTTGTATCAGTTGTAGGGGTATTATTAGTCTCTACTTGTTCTGCTACTGTTGTTGATGTTTGTTCTTCACTCATATTAATCCTCTCTTGCTACTTTATCACCATGTGCTATTCGTCTTTCAATAACACCTACAATGTACCT